CCGCGAGGGGGTCCCGGCGCAGTTGCAGCTGGGGCTTAATCAACCCCAATTTGTGGGAACTAACCCACAGGACCTGAAGGAGCTCTGGTGCCCATTCCTTTACCTGGTGTAACGCGTCGTCAACGCGTCTACGGTTCGCTTACACAAGCTTACCCTAGTATCACCAATCGGTATACCGATTTCTACGGTCTGCCGATGGCTGGTGGTAGTAAAACCTACCAACAGTCAACAAAGAGAATGGGGAGTCAGGTAACTGACTCGGAGGAGCATTCCGGTTGGCGAAAGGCGTTGAAAGACGCCAATAGCCTTCTGGACATCGGTGGTGACTTCTGGACGCAGAAGCAATATATCGAAGGGAAACCTTCGAATGTTGTTATCTTCACGCCCAGAACGTTCGTATCAGGAGGCCGCTATCTCCAAACGGAGGTAAACGGTCCTGCCTGGTCCATCGATGCTCGCTTACACGGCTTTCCGCCGAGCATGAGCTCGACGGCACTCCAGCTTGACGCGCTTGGAGCAACCGCAGTAGCGAGATGTAAACCTACAAATTCTGTAGCGGACGTCGGCCTTGCCGTGGCAGAGCTCGTCAGAGAGGGAATTCCCAAACTGGCGGTCTCTACATGGAAGGGCCGAGCACGCGATCTTAGGGCTAACGCCCAAAAGGACGCGGCCGGGAACTACCTAGCCTATCAGTTCGGTCTTGCACCGCTCGTCTCTGAAGTTAGAGGCTTTGCGGGACAAGTTGTCCGTGCTGATGAGCTTCTTGCTCAGTACGAGCGAGATGCTGGTAAAGTAGTCCGGCGACGCTACGAATTCCCAACCAAAATTGAGAGCAGTATGAGTTCGGTCGACGCGGGGTATCCCGCGACGATTGGGCTCCCCGTAACTGGGACGCTCAATCCGGACTTTACTGAAGCTCAACACAGGATGGTTAGGGTCCAGCGCGACGTCTATCAAAGACGTTGGTTCGCTGGAGCTTTTACCTACTATCTACCGGTCTGGTATGATGCCAGAAACGAGATGAGTAGAAAAGCACTCCTCGCCAAGGAAATCCTTGGTGTGGACCTCGATCTAGAGGTCCTTTGGAACCTGACACCGTGGAGCTGGGCCGTTGACTGGTTCTCGAATGCCGGAGACGTAGTCTCTAACATTTCGAGTTTCATAGAAGACGGTCTGTTAATGCGGTACGGGTATATAATGGAACACACACGTGTTTCAGATACCTACACCCGCATGTACCCCTCTGCTTTCCGCGGAGGTGTTACATGCGACAGCAGCGTGTCCATGGTCACAGAGACCAAGATACGCCGCCGTGCGAACCCATTTGGATTCGGACTAACTTGGAATGGTTTGTCTACATTTCAGGCGTCCATCCTCGCTGCTTTGGGGATAACCCGAAGCAAGCGTGGGCTGTAGCAACTGTCGTCAAACGCCAACGGGAGCCAACTTTAGCTCCTAGGAGAGATGCCCATGTCACTATCCGATCCGACATCCGTCACAATCTCGGCAGTTACGACCCCTCTCCCACGAACATCTGTGGAGGAGGATAAGTCGGAATACACGAGTGCGGACGGTCTCATTCAGCTAATCGCCTCCCATGACTACGGGAAGCGAACACGCCGGATGATTCGGCTCGACACATCGAAGCTAACTGCTGATCCGTTCAAGCCCAGCGAAAACGTGAAGGTCGGAATGTCGGCTTACACCGTCATCGACCTTCCGCCCGCTGGGTTTACGAACGCAGAAGCACTCGCGATGTGGATTGGCTACAACGCCATCCTCACCGCAACTTCGAACGCCGTCGTCACGAAGCTTCTGGGGGGCGAGTCCTGACACATGTCAGGGGCCCGTCGCCTCAGGAGATTCATGAGGGACAGAAAGACCGCCGTAAACGGCGGTCCGCCTAAACCCCGTGACGGAGTAGCAAATACCGAGGGTGTTAGCTGGGACGGTTTCCCTAATCGGGATGCTGTCACGGCTCGTGACCTCGGCTCACCCAATGTGACGCCTCGTAATCCTGCGAGAAGCGGCATTGGACGTAGGGCGACTGATATAGGCCCGGATCGCATCATCACCAGGAAGCTGGTGGTGGTCACCGTGGTCTTAGCAGATGCCTTGTATTTTGCTTGTGATGCCCTGATCGTCGATCGTTGTATATGATCTTCGATTAGGGAGATAGAGTGCTGGGTCTACATAAAACACCAACAGAGGTTAATTCCTCGAAAAGGAGTAGAAATGAGTTACCC